TAAATTGAACATTATTAAATATATGCTTTCCTAGTGGTTTGTGAATTCCTTCAGTAGTGTCCATAATCTTGGACAATGTTCCTGAAGGTTTAACACAAGTAATATTTTTAGGTGACGGCAAATCAAGTTCCTGAGCCATACCAATAGCAGCACCAGTTGCAGTACGCTTTAAATATTCGTAGTCGTAACCATTCATATCAGGGCGTTTAGCAATACCTGTTAAACCAACTCCGCATAAGCGCATAAAGTAGTTATTTAAGTGCCATGACTCTTGTAAAATACCGTCTTGTAAGTTTACACAGGTTTGACGATAGTTTGCACGAGCTGCCAGCCGTATGGCATTGTGAAGTCCCGCAGTGTCGCCTTTAAATTTGGCAATGTCTGTTTCTGTGAGGTTACAAAAAGATTTATTTCCAAGTAAGATTTCCACACAGGGATTTGCACCTTTGAACCAAGGGGCACGACGTAAGGCTTCAACTTCATTTATAAATCCTGGCTCTGAGCCACCAGCTTCTAACATTAGATCAAAAATCTTTTGCAAGTCAGCTTTTAGCGGTTTTTCTTTAAATACTAGTGAATTGTTTGATTGCTGACGATGTGAATTGTTATACAACCACCAGTCTTTTTTGGCTACAGCAAATTCTTCCCATTCGGGTTGTCCGTAGTCGAACAAAGCAATTTCTGCACTACGGCGGCTGCTAAGAATAGTACCAAGGTGATTAACAATGTCGAGAATATCCATGCGAGTAAGTAAACTATCAGCGCGCCCATTAAGGATGTTTGCAATAGCCACATATGCAGTTGATATAGCAGTGTCTCCACTTGAAATCCATCCATAGCCTTTTAGCCTTTCCCCAGCAGGGCGTAACTGACTAAAGTCGAGTACGAGAGTATCAGCAGCGTACTTACCAGCAATAAGCTTACCGATAGATTTTGCCCAGGCTTCGGCAGAATCCCCAACCTGTATAGTCCATGTTTTAGTTTCTTGATCAAATGTTTCAACATTATGCTCTAATCCACCTTTAGCTGTGCGAGTACTACGTACTACACGGATATTTTTAATTGGCTTTGAAAAACCATTTAGTGTACCAACAATTGGTTTAAATCCTACTCCGCATCCTTGTAGTAAAAGCCATAAGCAGTCTACTACGTCATATACAGTTTCTACGTGTGTGAAGCTGCAATTAAACTGTGATGCTTCGCGAGTTTTAGCTACGTCTGTGCCGCCTAACCAAAGTGTACGACCACTCATAGCTACTTTACGATCTAACATTAGTTGTTCAAGATCATACAGTTCTGAATACTCTACGTCTGTTAGATCACGTTTTGCAGCACGTTGCCACAACCACTCTTGGTGATCAATAACTCGGGCCACTGTTTCTTGCCATGTTTCAAATTGTTTTCCGTCGTCTGATGTGGGTCTATTATATGTACGACGTGTTATTACTTGTGCTCTTGTGCTTACTGCCATGATTTCCTTTATGTTCCAGTTGAACCGAAGCCTCCTGTGCCTCGGGTAGAGTCGTTCCAAATATCTTTAAAGCCTACTAGTTCAACCTTCTGAATAACCAACTGGGCAATTCTATCACCAGTTGTAATTTTATAAGGGTCATCACCGATATTTTTTAACAAAACTTTAATTGTGTCACGATAACCACTATCTATCACGCCTACGCTGTGAGGGATAGTAATTCCCTTTTTTCCTTGAGAGCTTCTATTATACACAAAGCCTGCAAAGCCTTGTGGAATTTTAATTGCTATACCCGTATCAACAAGTTTTTGCTCGTTTGGATAAATTTCCAAATCTTCGTTGCTCATTAAATCTGCTCCTGCGTCTGTTGGATGCGCACGCTCAGGAAGCTTAGCTCCTGGTTTTAACATACATTCCAATACTGAACCGTATGTCATAGTATTTGCATTATAAGCGCCTGCTGTAATAGTTGTTCCGTTCATTTTAAATATAACTCTAAGGTTTCGTCAATTTGTTTGCAATTTTCAGTACCAATCGCGTCTTCGCAAAAGGTTACTAAATCCATTAATTTATAGTTTAATTCTAGTGTATCTTTACATTCGTTTAGGGCTTGGATGTATTTATATCTACCACTAATAGGGATGCTCGCAATAATATCGTAAGTACTGCCGTATTCATTAACCAATCCCACGGCTCTTTTAGGTCCAATACCAGGCACCCCAACAACATTATCGCCACTATCGCCTGTAAGACATTTAATACTAATGTAGTCTTCTGGATTAAAGTCGTAATGGTCATTCCAGTTATCAACTGTAACTTCTTTGCGAGTAACATAACTAAACCTTGATACGTTAGGTTGAACTAATAAATCCCAGTCTTTATCTGAACTAACAAGCCAGATATCATCAACAGGGAGTTTTGATTTTTTTGAAACAATATATGCTGCAATGTCATCTGCCTCAACGCCTTGAAAGCGTAAAATTGGAAATTCAGTAGTTTCAGCAATATGTTCTAGTGTTTTGGTAAAGTCTTCGAAAAACAATTCAAAAGCTGCTTTTTCAGCGTCTGTTTGTTCAGCGAACTTATCTTTACGATTTTGTTTGTATTCAGGATAAATAGCTTTGCGATAAGAACTTGAGCCCATATCGCCAGCAATAATCACATGACTTGCTTTATATGATTTTTTAAGACTTTGAACTGTGCGTAAGTAGTCCTCTGCAAAATCTGTTGCACCACTATGTTTATAGCGAAATGCAAGATTAAGAGAGTCAACAACTAGCAGAGTATTGTTTGATTCGGTAATTTTTGAGAATGTTTTTGACATATAGTTTGCGTGTTAATCTGTTATTATACCACTGTTAAGTTGTTTTGTCAAGTTACAAATACTGGTTGCTCCCACTTTAACCAATCTTCTAGCAGTGCTGCATAGAATTCGTGATCTTCGTGGTTATAGTATAAACAACGATAGTTTTGTGAGTTAGGCATTTCATCAAAAGCAACAAATACTTTGCTTCGATCAAATTTAAAAATCAATAAAGGTTTTTTGCCTACTTGAGTACCTTGACGAATAGTCTGTTGCCAGAATTCTACTAGTTGCGGAGTCTTGGATGTTAGTAAGTGTGAAGTAAGGTGATCTTCCGCATAGCCTTTAACTTCTACACACCAAAGGTTGGTTCGCCCAGGAACGTACAAATCGCCCTTAAGCTGATGTTTAGGGTCAAGAGCACCTGATCCAGGCACTCTTTCCCACGCTAAACCCGTATGCTTTTTTAACAGATCACGTACTGTGGTTTCTGTTCTAGCACCTTTGGCTCTAGGATCTACGGCCATTACGCTTCTTTGGTAGGCTCACTTGGAGTTTCTATTGGGGGGGTAACCCGTTCAACGACTGGCACTGCCTCAACTATTGGGGCTGGAGCTGGTGTAGGTACAGGTGCTAAAGTAGGTTCTTCTACTGTTGCTTTTACACCCATACGTTCAACTGTACAGTTAGGATCAACCCTAAAAGTAGCTTTTCCAACGCCTAATACTGATACTAAAGGCCACTGGCTGTCTTCAATGTTAGCGCCTATTGCTAAAGTATTTCCGTTAAGGACAACTTTTACGTTTCCGTCAATTTGTTCTAAAATCATATTATACCTCTATTTGGGATATGTTGTTACGTTTAATAACATTAATCTTTTCTAGTAATGGGTGACTAAAGCCATGACTTACTAAAAAAGTATTTAAATGTTCTTCGTGTAGTAGTACTTCAACTAATTTTTCTTTACCATCAGTATCAAGTGTTTCTACAGTTTCATCCAGTATTAATAGATTGATTCTAGAACTGGACAATGTTTGCATTAGCTTTCTAATAGCTAACAAAGTAGCCACATTAACTCTTGCTTTCTCACCGCCACTAAGAGCAAGTATTTCAATATCTTTTCCATTATCAGTAATAATAACATTTAATTTATCACTAGCACTAATTTTGAAACCAATTTGAAATCTTCCATCACTTAGATCAACCAAATATCTATTTGTAATATCTTCTAAGTCTTTTACTAAACTCTCAATTTTATAAGCTACTAGACCTGTTGTACTAAATGTTTTAGTTAAAACATTTAAAATACTCATTTTTTCACTTAACTCATGCAACTTGCCGCTATAGGTTTCTAACTCTTGATTCATTTCAACCAATTGTTTTGATACTAAATCTACTTTAGTATTATGTGCAGTTACTTCTTTATTATATTGCTCTGCTTCAACTATTTTACGTTTCGTAGACGCAATTGAATTCTGTAATTCTGTAAATTGTTGTTGTAGTGTTTGTTTGTCCAGTAAAGTTTCGGGTAGTTCTGTATTAATTAAAGTATGGTATTTTTCCCAATCTTCTTGTGCTTTTTGAGCATCTTGCCATACAGTTCTTTGCTGTTTAATTTGAACTATTTTTTGAGTATAACTCATAGTTTCTACAGCAGCTATTTCAGCTTCTTCAGTTTTTTCTTCAATTAATTCAGATACTTTTTCTTCGTCAATATCACTTAGACAGGTAGGACACGTTCCGTGTAGTGCTTTCATTTTTAAAACAAAAGATTGAGCATCACTTACTGTTTTAGATAATTTTGCTACTTCTGCTTGATACCCTTCCACACCTTCTTCAGGTTTGTCAGGAATTGGCAGTAGTTTAATTTTAGACTGTAACTGTTTATAAGTATTATTTTGAGAAATCTTTTTATTAGTAGACTCAATACTGTTTATACTAGATTCTAGCATAGAGGCTTCTGTTATTAAAGCAGTGCTTAGTTCAGGTGTTGCTACAGTTTCTTGGAGATTTAGATCAGTCTTTTCGTACTTATTTAACCAACTCGAAACAGTATTTACTTGTGATTGCACTGCAGCAATGTCTTTAGTAAGTTGAGTACTTACTTCTTTGAATACTTCAGCAGCACGAGTATACTTACCTAAATTTAATATTTCTATAAGAAACTTTTTACGAGCAGTATCAGGTGCAGTTAAAAACTCTAAGCTCGACGCATTTGATTGATAAACAATCTGTGCAAAACTTTTATGATCAAAACCTAATATATCTTCAATTATTTTGTATGTTGCTGTTGCAGTATGTGCACTTATATCTACACCTTCTTTAAATAGCTTTACAGTTTGTGCAGTACCACGACTAGATTTAATTGTATAGTCTACATCATCTCGGTTGAAATCTAGCTCAATACTATACGACTTATCTTTAATGTGTCTGTTAAGAATATCTGCTTTCTTAATACCTTTTGAATTTTTATTAAATAGCACTTCTTCTAAGATAAGGGCAATAGAACTTTTACCATGCCCATTACGCCCTACTAATTGTGTAAGTGGAGCTGAAATAAAATCAATTTGGTTATCTTTTCCGTAACTAAAGGCGTTAGCCCATCGTAGTTGTTTTATAGTTATCATTAATAGCTCTATTCTGATTCAATTTTGTCTGCATGGTTCTGAAACTCCTTTAGTACGTTTTCAATAGTATCTTCTGGCAACTCTAGGATGTATGCAAGATACTCTCGAATTTCTTCTGACATAGACATTTCTTTGTCTAAGATTAGTGCGCTATCTGTATCTCGCTTAATTACTTTACGATCAATTAAATCTGAATCTTCTAGTTCACCAAGTTCTTGCATATCGCCCTCAACCTGGTAGATTGTATGATCGTAGTCAGTTTGCGGCTTAGGGTCGTGTACTGCAACTGTCTTACGAATAAGTTGAGGCAACTGTAGTTTACGCCATTCATGTTCTAGACTATCGGTATCCAGTAAAACAACACCAGTAGCCACATTGCTACGGTGAAAGCTAGTAGTGACGGGACTTCCAGGATAGATAATATTTTTTTGCGAGTTTTCATAACTGTGCAAGTCACCTGCTAAAACAACGTCATAACTAGCAAATAACTCTAAATCCATTTCAGGCTTTACATGGGGAGGAATCTCACCGCGTACGTGGGTAAAGCAAATGTTTCCACGAATTTCAAAAGGATTCTTTTCAAATTCTTTTAATTTATTATATGGTATAAAATCCATATTTTCTATTTTGCAGTAGTCATCAATAATTTCTACTTGCGGATTTAGTCTGTTAGTAACTTGTTTTAAGTTTGTTAAAAAGGTTGTATCTTTCTTAACAGCTTCATGATTTCCAGCATAAATAATTGTTGGAATCTTACAAGAGTTAACTAAATCAAAATACGTCTCTAGTTCTTCCATGTTAGGAAGTTTGTCAAAAACATCTCCGCCAATAACAAAAAGATCACACTCTTTTTGAATAGCTTCTAGTTGACTCCAGAGCATATTAAACCTATTCTTTGCCCACTCAATAGGTACGTTTTTCTGACCCAATTTGATATGGACATCAGCTGTAAATAATACTTTCATATTGCCTTATGAGACAGAAAAGCCCGCTAAGCATTTTGTTTAGCGGGCTTTAGTTTGTTAACCAAGTTCTTTGACTGCTTCTTGCTCAGAAGAAGGGCTTTCACCGTCTTCATCTTGTTGGGTTGTAATTTTATCCAACAAGGCTTTTACATCTGCTTCGGTAGGACGAGGAAATTTCTCATCAATATTCTTAGCAGCATTAGCCATAGCACGCTCTTCATCAGTTAACGCACGGGCTTTGCAACGCAAAACTTGCAATGTATATTCAACATTAAAAGGCAGAGGTCCTGTCTTTACACGTTTAAACACAACATCCCAACCTGTATCATGGTCAGTAGGGTCTCCTAAATCTTCCGCCGCTGTAACGATTTGCTCAAACAATTTCTTTTTGAGATTAAGAGCAACAACTTTCTGCGACTTAGGGTCGATACAATTTACAGAATAACTCCAAGAGCATTTTGCTTCTGGAAAGTACTCGCTAACATGATCTTTTTCAATATTATCAAATTTTTCCTTTTCACGACTAAATGCCAAACATTCAACGGGAATATCTTTGTTATTAGTGCCTTTCAGCCAATAAATGTATCGTGGAAGAACTCCGCCAATTAAGCGGACTGTATTTTCGCCATCTTTGTATTCGTAAGATTCGACTTTGTTTGATTGTGCTTTACCTTTGGTATTTTTAAAACTAAGTGCCATTTTTATTTTTCCTCGTATTTGAAGTTAATTTTGTTTTCTGTTATTTTTAGTAGCGGATTTGATTTTATTGCGTTTAAGTCAATATCTGAATAAAAAGATAGGTCTAGATATGTATAACCGTAATGTTTATATATGGCGTAATTTCTACGCCCCGCTAATCTTATGTATTGTGCTTTGTGTACAATATCTGTGCTTGTATCAGTAAATAAACGTGCAGGGTTTATTAGAAAACTATTACCCTTTAAGTTAAAAATCGGTTTGATTTTACTGTATTGGTTTTTAGGAATAGATTTTCTAATAAAATGCAATCTTAAAGTTTCAACTAGTTTTACGGAGTCGCATTGTGTTTCGGACTCAAGCAATCCAAGGTTGAAGAAAAGGGTCATATACTGAAACTTAATAAATATTATACCATTTTAGATATCATTTGACAAGTGAAATTTTATCTACGCTAACACTTTCCAGCCTTTGCGGAGATAAAGCCCTAACCTATCTGTATTTTGCTTTTTATCGGCGTATCCAGCAAATTGAATGTCTACTATAATCGGGTCTAGTTTACCGTCATGCATTCGCATAATCCTACCAGCAATTTGTTCTAGTAAACTATCGTTTGACATAGGAACTGCCAAAATTACGCAGCTTAGGATGTTGATTGAAATTCCCTCTGAAAATATTTGCCTGCTTCCAGCAATGCACATCTTTTCTTTGGCAAGAATTTGAGCTTTTGCTTGCTGTCTATCTTCAAAACTGGTTCCCCCAGTAACCAACAAACACGTTTCACCAACATACTCTTTTACTTTCTCTAAGAATTCTACTCGGTCAGCGATAACTAAAACACTATGCCCTTCAGCAACGTGCATTTTAGCTATATCTGCAATAAATTGTCTGTATTTATCATCTTGAGTAAGATCAGTAATCTTTTCTACCCAAGTAACATTAGGCTTAAGTGTTATTCCACTTTTAACCATGTGAATAGTAGGCGGTATAGTATTAGATACTGGAGGCTTTAGTACTGTTGTACCAAAATAATCTTTAAATAAGATATGCTTACCATCTTTTCGTATCATAGTACCGCTAAGGGCTACTCTGTATCTAGCGTGAAAGCTATCGACTGTTGCTGCAAATGTTGTTGCAGGGCAGTGATGTGCTTCATCTAATATTACTGTTCCAAACTCTTTGGCAAGTTCAGCAGTATGTTTAACTAAAGTCTGTATGTTTGCAACTGTAATAAAGTGGTCTTCGTAATCTAAATCACCACCACCTATAATTCCACATTCGCAACCAAACAATGTTTCAATTTCTTCAATCCACTGATCTCTAAGTGCTGCAGTATGTGTTATAACTAAAGTCTTTTGCCCAAACTTTCGGGCAAGATGTAATGCCGTGAAAGTCTTACCCCAACCTGGTAAAGCATTTATAAAACAAGTACCTTCTACTTCATTGTAGATTGTTTGTTGATCTTCATATAGCTCAAATTTAGGGACAGGGTAAGGAACAGGAACTAAAATTCGTTTATCTATTATTTCGTAATCTTGAGGTATTAAATCTGTACGTCCTTGCGGAATAGAAAGAATACCCTTGATTAGCGACTTATAGTTTTTAATTGTTTCGACACTAGCAAATTTCTTTGATCCAGTGTCTTTGTGTATTTTGTAGGTAAGAGACTTAATTATATGTTTAGTGTGCTCTACACCTGGATTGTCTAAGTATATTCTGTTTGATATAACTGCTTTTACCACTACACTAGTCTCCACGTATCTTTTTGCGGATATTCATAGTAGCCATAAAATAAATAGCTATTATCCATATATAAAACCCCTGCGTATTGGTGATAGCTTTCAGGCTGAATCATAGTTTTGAATCTATGAGCCACACCTTCTAGTTCTAACACACAGCCTATGCCATCCGCAGGTAATACTTTACTAATCTTCTTTGTTGTCAGTTTGGCGCGTGTAGATTTTTTATGTTGAAAAACCTGTCCGTGGCTATCTATAAACCATGTCGTTGATTTTGCTAACTTAATAATATCTACAAGAAAGTATACTGCTGAACTTATAGGAAACAACGTTGCTTTACCTTGCAAAGCGAGCCTACGTAAGCCTAGAGTGGGCTTAGCTATTGACTTATCGTCTACGAACCTATAGTTTGTTGTGTGTTCAGCAGTATCCTTATCACTGTATTCTGATTTATAGTATACTATATCGCCATCTGTTTCAGGCTGTTTTTCACCCAGCCTGAACACGGGAAATACTATTTCCTGTAGTTTCATAGTACTCCTCCCATGAGCCAAAACTATAGTCCTCACCAACGTCTTGGTCAACGCCAATAGGGAATCCAGGAATACCGCAACCCCAATCTTGCTGTGTGTTACGTTTTAAAATTTCGCAGTATTGTTCTACGTGCTCTTCTTTAACCAGTGCCACAATCGAGTCGTGTACAAGCATAAAAATTTTAGCGTCGATATTGGCTTTAACAATATCGTTAGCAGTCCCCATAGCGCCAAGCAAGTTAACATCACTAGCAAGAGACTGAACTTCAGCATTAATACCACTACGTACTTCGTGAGCTGCAATACCCTTGTCACTAGAAAATACATTAGGAAGACGACGCTTTCTGCCAAAATAACTATAAGTATAGCCATTTTGTTCAATAAAGCTTTTACGTGTATCCAACCAGTTTTTAAGCTTACTAAACTTCTTAAAATATTGTTTAATATCATCTCTAGCCCTGTCTACTGGGTACTCTTCTCCAGTAGCTTTTGATACAGTTTGTGATACTTTATTAGCACCTGAACCATACAAAATACCAAAAGAAATAGCTTTAGCACTCTGACGCATATTGCCGTATTTTTTCTTTACATCTTCTACTTCACAAGGCAAATCAAATACCATTTTAGCAATAGTTGAGTGAAAGTCTCCTCCAGTCGAGAACACTTCTTGTAGTTTTTTGTCACCTGACAACACAGCAGCATAATACATCTCTGCTGTAGTCAAGTCTTGCGAAACGATCTTAAAACCCGCTGGAGCTTTGATGCAACCTTTGATAATAGGATTGTCGCGAGGTATTTGCTGAGCGTTGAACTTCCCAGAACTACTAAGCCTACCACTAGTAGTAAATATAAGGTTAAAATTTGTACGTATGCGACCATCACGGTCAAGCTCTGGTAAAATCTTTGAAATATAGGTGTTTTGGATTTTTCCAAGTTGTCGCACCTTTAAAATCGCCGCAGGGAGTGGGTGCTCCTCTGACAACTGTTCAAGTACCTCTGCATCTGTTGAGATTGCACCTGTAGCAGTTTTCTTTCCAGTGGGGGATAAACCAAGATAGTCAAAAAGAACAATGCGTAACTGCATAACACTATTGGGATTAAAGATTTTTCCAGTATCCTGCTCAAACCGTTTAACTTCTTCAAATCCATACACCACCTGCTTAGCTTTCTCAATTTCTTCATCAAGATACAAATTAGCAGCAGCCATTCTTTCTTGACTAATAGGAATTCCTACTTCTTCCATATCCATAAGGAACAGTGTACCAGGAACCAAAATCGTTTCGTAAACAAAACGTAATTTGTCGTTGTTTTGTACAATAGGCCAGAACTTCATGAATAAGTCATAAGTTACAGCAGTATCAATACTAGCGTAACGACTAATAGTATCGAACGGAATTAAGTCATAAGTAAAGTCGTCTTGCAACATACCGTTTTGAGCACAGTATGATTTTTTAAAGTCGTCTAACTCTGAATCGTAATCTCCGTAGTCTGTATACTTAAGTGCAAGTGATTTCAAGCCGTGTGAGTCTGTTTCATCTAACACATAGTGCATAACCATAGTATCATGAACTTTTTTACGATCAAATGTCAAACCTAAGTGATAGGCTAGCATTTTATAGTCAAATTTCATGTTGTGAAACACAATGGTAAAAGTATTGCAGATTTTCTGCAACAACTCTACGCACTCTTCATCCATAGCGTCACATAAGATGTAACGACCATGTTTAGATTTATAACTAATAGAGACACCTAGCACATATCCATCACGTGGGTACAGACCAGTTGTTTCCGTATCAAGTGCTACATAGCCTTGAGCATTTTCAATAACTTCTATTAAGAACTCACGTGCTTCGGGAGTACTATTAATTCCTTTAAAGTCACCTTCAGTAGCTGGGCGTAACGTGCCTTCCATGTATTTATGGATACGATCACAAGCACGTTGAAAGTCGGGTTTACCTTCTGGCTTAAAAGCTAACATTGCAGGATTTGAAATAGCAATAAATTTATCTGCAACTAATTGACCCGCCATATTAGTTACTGAAGTAATTTTAGCATATTCTTTGGCGGCTTCTGCACCTACAAGAATAACGTAATTATAAGGTTCTAAGTCTACTTCTAAATCTACGTCTTTTTTAAGTAGTTTAGTAATAGGAATTGAACTCATATGATAATGGTCAAAGTCGAAGTTAAAATACTCTTTATAGCGAGTACGATTAGGGGCTTTATCAATTAATGCAATTTTCATTTAATACTTTCTTATAGCGTATTTGGCTATTATTTGGTTATATATTCTGCAATCGACTTTACTTCAAGCATATCAAGTTCACCTGGATCTTTGTCATCAGGTAACTTAATAATCTCAACAATAAAGTTTTCTTCTTCAATTAAAGGCTTTATGGCTTTGGCAGCTTTATCGCCTGCCTCGTCACCATCAAATAAAAGATATATATGAGTAATACCTTGTGCTTTAAACGGCAAAAGTTTTTGTTTTGTGTCATTTTGTAAAGTGTTTGTGCCAAAAGCACATACTACGTTTTCTAAACCTTTATCGTAAAGATTTAGCATATCAAACACACCTTCTACAATTACCATTGATTGATAACCGCTAGGAAGGTGCGAGGGAAATACAGGCATCTTAACACCGCTAGGGTAATTAATGTATCTAGGATTTCCATTACTAAGAGTGTGCCTGCCGACAAATACTACTATTTTACCAGTAATATCCTTAACAGGAAAGATTATTCTATCTTGTAGTTTTTCAACTATGTTTGTGTAAAAAGCCCCAAAGTATTTTAAAGTTTGAGGACTCACTCCACGGAACTGCTTCAAGTAAGGGGTATGACCACTAGGTAGTTCAAGCCCGATGTGACTCGTTTTTAGTTCATTCAATTTTTCCTTGAGAGCCGCAATTTTCATAGGTACGGGATTAGTAAAAACCCCATAATATTTGAATAAATTAGTTTTAAAGCCGCAACTGAAGCAATGAGCTACACCAGTAACACGATCTACGCGAAAACTAGGATTGGAATCCTCGTGATCTGGGTTTAGGCATTTAATTAGGTAGTCGCGACCTGACACACTAAATGCTAGCCCATTTTTGTTGATTAGTTCTAGTACTGGATCGCTCATTTTAGTTCCATGGTAAGTCAGATGATGTGTCGTCTTGTTTTAAATCGTCGGTCTTGGTCTTTTTCCCAGCTTTCTTAACAACTTCCTTAGCGGCTGGTTTATCCACTGATTGTGGGCTAATGCGTAAGGTGTCCCAGTCAATCGGGCACGTAAATGCCATTTCCTTGCCGCCACGTATTTTTGTCGTTTCAAAGCTGATCGCATTAGTCTCTTTGTCATGCGCTTCCATTGTAAGGGCGATATCTGCTGCATCCAAGATGCCCTTGGCAAATCTCGCCTCACCTGTGGCATCGATTTGGTACGGTGATACCATAACGATCTCGTACTTTCTCGCAAGATTTTTGAGCTTCTTGGATATTTCAATTTGTGGTTTCCAATCGTATTGATCTGTGCCTTCTAGTACAATTTGGTTAATGTAGTCAACTACCACAACTTTTAGTTTATCGCCAAACTTTGCTTTGGCTTTACCAATATGCAAGTCGATACTACTTAGGGTCAAATCTCTGTCGTCTACAATAATCATTTGATTATCTACTTTAAGTAGATGGTTTCGTACTAAGTGTTCTTCAAATTTAAATCTATCTCTGTGACGCATAAATTCTCCAATAGTAGCGTCGGCATCTTGGAACATTCCTGCTCTAGCTTTTACTACTCGGAGAACCTCATCATCTGTTAGTTTGTGTTGTTTTAAGTTTTGTAGGTTCACATTAGCTAAAATAGCTAAGTTGCGTTCCATCGTTTCTTGAGCAGTCATCTCTATTGAGAAGTAAATACTGCTATTACCAGATTCATACTGATTAACAAAGATATTACTACTAGTAATAGACTTACCAGATCCACGCTTTCCTCCGATGAGGATGAGTTCCTGGCGAGCCACTCCACCGAGCACAGCGTCAAAAGTATTATTAAGACCCAAATAAACACGTTCTTTCTCCAATTCGTCGGGGTGGCGAAACATCATCATGTCTGCCATAGTGAAAACCTTTTCACTAGTGTGCGTTTTTTCTTCTATTGTTAATGCTATGTTTGCTAAGTTATCTTTTATTTCGTTTGAATCGTAAAGCGGTAGTTTGTCTACAAATTTGTCTAATAATTTTACCGTTTCATTTTGTGTATACTGATCGATTAGCGCATCTAGCGCAACCTCAGCTGAAACGTCAGGAACCTCGGTTAAACGGAGAGTTGCTAACGTCTTCGACGCTGGACCCTCCCTTAAGGTTATTTCGAGATCGTCAAATGACGGTACAGCGCTGTATTTTTCGTAATACTTATTTATAGCACCGTACAAGGAAGAGTATGCAGCGTCAAGAAATACTAATTTGAGTTTAGCCCAGATATCTAGGTTTTTCTCAGTTAGCAATTTATTTAAGACTACTGCTGATGTATCCAAGATTACCCTACTTTCGATTCGTTATCAATAATAACTTGGTCAATAATTTCTGTGATTTTATAGAGAACAGACTCTCTTAATTTTTTAATATCTTGTTGATAAGCAGTATCTTTGTCATATAGTAAACTCAACTGCTCATGCGTAATTAGTTGTTGTAAGCCAAAATAGATATGATCGTATGCCATTGTACTTTCAGGCATAATCTCTATTTGTACAGCTTTGCCGTAGTTGTGGACAGCTTGTTTGACAACTTCTTCCATTGTAAAGGAGTCGTTGTCATGATATGTAAGTGTAACTTTCATTCTCGACTCGCTAAAGTAAAAAAGGTCGGGAGCTTTTTGAAAACTCCCGACCAATCGTTTTATAAAACTAGATTAAGCAGCAGCTTTGGCTTCTGCTTTAGCTTTCTTAGCAGCACCATCATAGTCAGCAACTTTGATGCCACGACGTGTCAACAATGTACGAAGACCGCGTTCTGTTTTGTCAACAGCTTTAGCAATGTCAGCAACAGTCATGCCAGTAATACGATCACCTAAAGCGGTAACAGGATCAACTGTCTCTTTTGCATGAGAAACACGCTGTGCGGGAATCTTAGCAATTTGACCTTTGCGTGTCAGACTCAAAGCCTTGCCACGGACAGATGCAACTGTCTTGTTCAATGCACTAGCGATATCTTCGATAAAGCTACCTGCGTCAGCCATAGCAATAAACTTAGACTCTTCAGCTTCAGTGTATGTACGAGCAACTTCAACTTTTTCAGCAGGCTTAACAGAGCCTGTCAATTCCAAAGCCAAAAGTTTACCTTGGATTTGCTTTGCGGAGAACTTGCCACCAGCAAATGCTTCAGCGATTTCTTTGTATGTCAAAGCACCAGTGTTGTTTACAACGAAGTCTGACAAGTCAGCGCTTTCGTCAGGAGTAAATGCGCTAACTTTTTCTTTAGCCATTGAAGCTACTTCAAAGTCCATCTGACGCAATTTGCTTGCAACAGAACGAGTTGTGAAACCAAGGGCTTCAGCAGCGTGCTCAACAGTGTCAACTGTAACTGGCGACTGTCCGCCAACCATGTTAGTTAATTGGGCAACGGCATCGTCAGACCATTTTTTTGTTTTTTCAGTCATTTTTTATTTCTTTCAAGAAATTATTTAAGTTTGTGATAATTGTAATACCGAGAGACTCGGCTTTTTTGCGTTTTGAACTACCTTTATCTTCTTCATCAACTAAATAATCTGTGGCTTTCGTCACAGATTCTACTGGTGTGTAGCCCGCCTCTTCTAATGCTTTGTAGGCTTCTGCTTTAGTTTTATAAGAAGATAATTTTCCTGTGATACAAATAGTTTTTTGATTACTATTTGTACTGGAATTCTTTTGAGATTTAAACGAGAAAGGCAAAAACTCTCTCATCTCTTGGAAATCAGTCTCAAGCCAAGCGACTAAGTTTTGTGTAACTTTGTCGCCAAGTCCAGCTTGCTTGCAAGTGTCATAACTGATCTCGTCTACAGATGTAACTACTTCACACAATTTCTTACTTGCGGTTGAACCAACTAGGGGAATGGAAAAACTTACAATAACTGTTGCTAAGTCAGCAGATTTACTGCGTTCAATTTCATCTAACAGTTTTAGTGCTACTTTTTCACTTCCTAGTGATTCAACAACTTGTTCTGCGTCAAGATAAAACAATTCAGTAATATCACTCAGTCCAAGTTTTTCAACTGTGCGAGAACCCATACCTTTAATACCAAGAGTCTTACAGAAGTGTTCGACTTTTTTATTTAACTGAGCACTGCAAGCCGTGTTTCTACAAAAGAGTTGATCGTTGACCAATTCTAAAGGATAATTACAGCAAGGGCACTCGGTTGGTATTTCGATTCTCATAGTTTATTTATCAATTTAAGTATCTATTATACTATAATAAGTTGCTTGTAGCAAGTGAAAATTTCTCTTGCCCTAAGCCAAAAATTTTACGCATCTACTTTGTGTAGTATGCAAGGGATAATTTCACCCGATCTAATTACTGCTACGGTGTCTCCGATTTGGAGATCCAGCATTTCAATAAAACCAGGATTATTTAGTGTAGCCCTACTGACTAGAGCATCGCCAATGTAAACAGGCTCTAGAATTGCGACTGGAGTGACTTTACCACTTTTGCCCACTTGCCATTCTACTGACAGTAGTTTGGTTTCAACATGGGCTTGTCGTTCTTTTTTAGCATATGCACCACGAGGATGTTTGGCAGTATAGCCTAAGTCTTGGAATACTTGTGTATCATTTACACGAAACACAAGTCCATCGCAGGGATATACTTTGTCTAAGTCAGGTTCGCTGATTACATTGAAACCATACTGTTTTAGTACATCTAGTTCTTTACGATAAGTTGTAGTGATACTAGGTTGAGCACCATAGGCAAAGAAACTTACTGCACGGGTACTAAACTCTGCTGAATCTTTTAAGTTAAGTGAGCCTGCTGCATAATTACGAGCATTTTCAATATAACTTGGAGCAACAATCTCACCAGTAACTTGATAAATTCCTGATAATGGAATAGTATGTGGTACTAAACCAGTATGACTAAGAATCTTGTCTGTTATAAGTTGACCTTCAGTACCATCGCCACGAGTTAACGCACGTACAAGTGTGCCATCCACATACAATAAGCTAATAGCAGCACCATCGAGCTTGGCAGTAGTAACAATATCGCTAATACCTTCCAAAGGACGCTTTTGATTTTCATCTTCATAATACTTTTGTAGTGAATACATTTGATAAACATGACGTTCTACGTTGCCGTGTTGCTTAGCACCAACAGCATTATATCCGATAGACTCTGCAAGCCTATCGAATTGGTCGTCATTAATGATCGGAGCACCGCTATAATAGGCTCGTGATGCTAGATTTAAATATTGTTCAAGTTTGTTCATAAGTATTATTATAACATTTTAAACTAAGCGATTCAAGTTTGTTTTTCTTTTATCTTATCTGAGAAGTATTCAATAACTTCTTTGCCTTCGGCTTGAGCACAAATGTCAAAGAGTCCGTAGAGTAACGAGTGGATGTTTTCAATCGATGCGGGTATTGAGATGCCTTCGCGACTTGGAACCCACTCACCTTCGTAACTTAAAAAGTACTTTCTTAAGTGTATGTATATTACATCTCGAAATTCGTTGACTACTAACTTAACTTGGAAACCTTTTTCCATGTTTTCTTCAATTAAGCGTTCATATAAAACAGGAGTATCCATTATATTCTAACTCCCATCTGTCTTAAATGTTCAAGACTTGCTAGTTCAGCTGCTTCTTGATATGCGTTTTGTTGCCAACGTTCAGCAAGCAACCAAATCCTGTAAACAAAACCATGTTTATCAGACTTTTGCTCTGAGTCAATACGTGCAGTAGAATCATAACGTGAACTATAAACTACTTCGCCAATTTTAAATCTGTCTCTGACAGCACCATCTGGTATTAGTTCTGGATTAAAATAACTTGACCCAGGTACTCGAATTGGTACTGAGTTACCTTCTAGTATATCTTTGATGAATCTACTACTGCGGTATGTCATCTTTGAGATTGCATCCACAGTTTCGCCATTTAAGTACTCTGAAATAATATAAACTTTTTCTTCCTGTGTTGCAGGCTTACCACGCAGTTGCGATTTACGCTCTGAGATTCGTACTTGTTTTTGTTTATATTCGTCAATAATAGTACCTAGACGAGTAGTATTATACGCCATGCCTAAAATAGCACACGCATCTTTTTTGGTAATTGGTTTTTTACCTTCTTCGGTCGGCTCAAGAAGTTTGATGACTTTGGCAATGTTAGTGCCTGTCATCAATTCTTCTTCTAGTGCTGGTCGTTTGCGTGTTGCCATTTTATTCCTTTAGTTACAACGAAAAAAGGCGGCACAAAGCCGCCTTGAATTACTTCAATACTGATAAGAAGTAAACTGCAGCTTTACCTGTCAGCTTGCTTAGAATGTCTTCATCAACTTCTTTGCCTGCTGCTTCGATAGCTGCACGGAGTTCAGCAATGCTGGACTCTTTTGACACACGTTTTGTGCCATCACCGCTAGGTGCTTTAGTTTTTGTAGTTGAAGCACCTGCTTCTTTTTTCACATAGACACCAGCTTGCACTAGTACCATGCGAACGCCGTTAGGCGACATTTCGATTTCTTCTGCAATATCTTTGATGATTTCAGTAGAGGATTCAGGTGTGGGGCCTGCACCTTCGTATTTAGCAATTACTTCTTGCTTAAGTTCTTCTGTCCAAGTTGCCATTTGTTTGCTTTCTTTAATGTATGTTTTTGTCTGTTTTTAAATTACCTGATTTTAGCAAATCATTTTCAATCAATGCATTATAAGCTGCCTCATATGCACAAACTAAAGTATATAAATTGTCTGTTGGAATCAAACTATTTGGTAATCCATCTGGAGAGGTTCTGGTTGTTATGCACATTTCCTCAATTTTAGCACGAATTTGTAAACTTACTTTAACTGCATCGGCTAATATCTCACTATCCCACGTTCTAAATTTAGACATAATCTGTTGTAATGTCTGACATTTGTGCTGGAATAAATCTACGATAGTTGTGCTTAAGGTCAAACTGTTCAAGCATTGCCATAGTTTGCTCGTGCTGTGCTGACTTCATTGCTGAAAAGTCACGGCAAAAAACTACAAACTCGTCTTCTGGCATTTGTGAAACATCAATACCTTCAACAAAGGTAGTTGGGCCAACTAGTGGCAATACTGCACGCTTTGACTCAGTTCCGTCTGCTTTTGTATAAGTGAATTCTATGAAGTTCATGTCGAGCCTTTCTTTCGTAAATTAAGTATATATTATACCGCTTTTGCACTTTAGGGTCAAATGTAAATTTTTAAGTTTGACTTTCCATTACCGCTCGCTCAAGCCCAGTTTTAAAACGCTCAGCAAAACTTGGTATGAAAATAGGCAACACACTAAAAGGGGCAGTAATTGTTGTTATAGCTATGTAAATTAAATAACTTAACCAAGTATTTTCTGTAAAACTATTTTGTACTCCTTGATCTCTAGCAATAGCTACGGCAGGAGACAAAAATAAATAACAGCTTGTAATACCTGTGGTTAAAGCAAGTAGAAGGTATACTTCAATTATTTCCATACTAAGTTACCCTTAGAATCGTGTGCTCTAGCACCCAAACTAAAGTTAACTTTACCTTCAATGGCTTTGAACTTATCCCAGTCAGGGCGATAAGCAAGCGCTGCTGATTGAACTTTTGGATTACTACTAAATAAATCTACACTAGCACGACCTGTAAATTCTTTGAATAATTTTGCAAGTCTAATGTTGCCATGTGACCATACTGTTTTAGTAGTAGGAGTATGGCGACGATACTTAATATTTGCTAAAGCGTCCTTTACTTGTTCGTTATTAGGTTGTTGTTTTAATATTCTTGTTAATTTGATTTTGCGGTTTGTAGCCCAGCGTGTGCTAGATTTATACAATGCCGCATATGCTTGCTTAGCTTTACTTCCTGAAGATGCCATTAATTACTCCGTGTCAAAATCTACTTCAAATTCGTCGTTCCAAGAATTGTATACATATCCTTCAATATCAGATTCTGCACGCTCTGTCATTTCTTGAGCTTGCTTAACTGCGTGTTGAATTTTTTGAATTTCTTGCAAAGCTGCAATCAACTCAGGAATAGCTTCTACATGAACTGGCAAATAGCGATTGCATCCGTCAAATAAACGAACTTCATCTAAACCGCCAGGACCTGTGCCGTGTTCTACGCCATAATAATACTGGTTATCGTTTGCTTGGAACAAACCATCGCCAAACATATCGTCATTTGCATTACCAAAATAAATTTTCATTGTGTTTCCTTGTGTTAAAGTTTTCTTCAGAACTTGTATTATATCAAAAATAGTACAATAGTTCAAGTAAGTTTTTTACAAACAAAAAACCCAGCTTAGCGCTGGGTTAGGTGTTTTGGGTGTATAACTGCATCGGGTATAAACTTGCGATTAGGGTTATTTAAAAGTGGATCAGGTATAAATGTATTTTTCATGGTGCGCTCGACTGGACTCGAACCAGTAACCAACGGATTATGAGTCCGCTGCTCTAACCATTGAGCTACAAGCGCGACTCGAAAAAGTGGAGCGGGATATCAGGCTCGAACTGATCTCTCTAGTTTGGAAGACTAGGGCACAACCCCTATACCAATCCCGCTTATAATTCTAAAGTTATTTTTTCTACTTGAACAAAACCATGTTCATCTATAGCCCATATTAGTACTTCTAACATATTTGGGCTAGAATAGTCAAAAAGGGACATCTTCGTCCTTCCAAGGTGCTATTTCATTATTGTAGTGTTCTTCAACTTCTTTAAAACCTGCTCTAGCTAAAATATCAGTCATAACAGGTGTTGTAAAATTTACAAACCCTTGTTTGTTTAACCAAATAAGATACTCAAAATCATCTGCTATAATGTCACATATTCTACAACCAGCAAACTTGCCCATTGTTAGTTTATCTAACATATCTAGTTTATTAGATTTTAAGCTGCCAAATGTTTTTGCCATTACCAATGCCTTATAACGCCTGCTATAATAAATAAATTTGTTACTATATAGCTAACTATAATTATTGTACGAACTACGGCTACTTTATCAGCTTCACAGTCTGTGTTACCAGATTTTTCGCCTAGTGCTTTACTCCACAGCCGCCACAGTTTCTTCATTTAATTCCTGCTCTGCAGCCGCTTTAGCCAATAATAAATCAATTCTAGCTAATACTTGTTCTGACGTAAGCCAGATGTCTTTGTTGTCTAGCATTGATTTAATTTCGTCTGGTGTTAAAAAGTCATGGTATACTTCTCGTAAAAAGTTTTCTGACCAAGCTCGTTCAAACTGAAGTTGGTCAAACATCTCACCACCTTTGCCAAATACGCCTGCTGAATAGTTGTGGAACATAAATAGTGAGTGTGGAGTTACTTCAAACTCATCACCATGTAAAAAGATCATTGTTGCAGCACTCATACAAGCACCTTCAACTGAAGTAACTACATGGGCATTGGTTTCGCCTAGCACACGCAAAAATTGTAGAGCCGTATATAAATCGCCTCCGCAACTGTTAATGTAGATTTTAACTACATCACCTACTCGCGCATTGCGAATAGTATCAAACCATTCGCTATATTCACTTGCGTCTTCTATTTCGCCCGACAGATAGAATTCGTACACGCTTCCTGTATTTTTAGTAAAAAACTGTTTACCAAATGTAATTTTTGTATCTTCTGTCATTTATATTTCTTTAGTTAATTGGAAGTGCGAGTCAGATTTGAACTGACGATTTTACGGATTTGCAATCCGTTGCATTGGACCACTCTGCCATCGCACTATAATTTGGGCAGAAGTATGGGAATCGAACCCATATTAACGGAATCACAATCCGTGGTGTTAACCGTTACACTAACAACTGCATATTTGGCGGTCTTATGGGGTAACGATCCCCATCTACAGCAGTGACAGTGCTGTGTGCGTCCGTGAACACTTTAAGACCTGATAAATAGTAGATAATATGCTATAGCAGCTATTCCTGCAACAACAATTATGCCGCATACAATGTCATATATTTTTGCGCCAGTCATACTATCTCCTTGTTTGGTACTCGGTACGAGATTCGAACTCGTGTGCTCGCCGTGAAAGGGCGGTATCCTAGGCCTCTAGATGAACCGAGTGTTGTTTGGTACGAGTAATCGGAGTCGAACCGATACGCTTTACACGGCAGATTTTAAGTCTGCTGGGTCTACCAATTCCCCCATACTCGTGTTGTTTATGCTACTCTAACTACAAGTGTAATTAAGTCAATCCATACAGAACTATAAGTATCTTTAAGATGCTCTATATTTCTTATTGAAAGGTATGGTCCACATACTATTTTGAAATCTTTTCCAGCGTTCCAGTCAGCTTTAGCTTCTTCGCTAGTTTTATACTCTCTGCCGTAAGCAGGCATAATCATTAATGCTTTTGATTTCATAGATTATCCTTAAAGAATAATTATAACAAACTTTTACCAGAATTGTCAACTTTAATATTTTGAACTTGTTGAGTCTCGGCATTGTTGCGTGTGGGTTTATCGTCGAACTCATCATAAAGACCCATTTCTTGACTAATGCGAACCATTTCGTCTAATGCACGCTCTTGTTTGGCTTTTTGATCTGTAGCAAAAATAGCATCCCAACGAGTTGCGTATTCTAAATCTGATACACTTAAGGGTCTAGGCTTTGAGCCTTTTCCACTATCTGACATTTTGTTTCTCCAAATAAATAAAGGTTTAGGTTTACCTTGTATGGGCAAACCTAAACCTTTGTTTAGGGCTTCTGTTTTCTTTTATAGACTGGCTACTATCTGTCGGTATAGAATTGGTTGCGGCGGAAGGACTCGAACCTTCTAAGCGGAGCTTATGAGACTTGCTTTTACCCTGACTCACCGCGGTTTAATAACAGTTGTTAAACAGTTTGCGTTCTTGATAATTTTGCCAAACGGCTTCTAATCGCTGAATGTCTTTGTAATCTTTTGGGTCTGACTCGCTAATAAAGTCCTCTAGCGTATAGGGTTTAAACATATCCCTAAATCGCTGCATTAAGTTACTTAACATCTTTAACAAATCCATACAACTTGTTTGCTTCTTTTAATACATCTTCAAATGTGTACATTTTAGGAGCATAAGTTTGCCAGTCTTCAGCTACTTTTTTACCTTCTTTTAGAAGTTGTTCAAAAGTGCGACCAGCAAAGTCTAAGTTAATTTCTTGCTGTTGTTGCAAGTAGTCTTGAGCCATGCTTAACATTTGTGCACGAATTTCAAAAGGATTCATTTTGAGTCCTTTTGTGGAAAAAATACTTTGCCCATTGTGTCCACTGAGTATTTGGACAATTCAATGTAGTTTTTAGCCATCATTTTAGCAAATGTTGTTTGAGCATCAATAAATTCATTGCAGGCTTTGTTGAGTGTTTCGTCTTTGTAAACTTGGTTAGTAAACTGACGTTTTGAGGATTGAAATAAATCAATATAAAAATCGGGTGTAAACATAAAATTCCTTGTGTTGTGTGTGAAAAAATTCAAGAAATATTTACACAGCCCTGCTTGAATTGCTGTAAGGATAGTTTTCTGGTTTCCTTAAACCCGAGTGGTTATTCTGATTTGCCTAGACGACCCATGTCGCCTTGGTGTGTAGTATTTTCATCACGAGCTACTATAGTAACTGGCATTGACTCAACGCCTCCAGGGATAATATCACGTGGGTCAACACCTGTTTTAGGGTCAACATTTTCTGCGTAACCTTCGGTATAGGGCACGCCTTCGCCTGCGGGAACTGCTCCCATTTGTTTAATTTTCATATTAGCTCTCCAAATTGCGGTTTAATTTGCCGCGTAATTGTTTGTGAGTCTTTTTGTGCGCCCCACACTTACGCTTAATCATATGCATAACTATTCGGTTACGCATTTTAGGTATCTTTTTACTTTTCATGATATAAGCACTGCCTGTGTTTTTTCGTAGTTGCGTAACTCTTCACGTTGCAAATCATGCAGCAGGAGTTCGTGTTTGCCATACCACCAGTCTAAATTGACATCTAGTGCAACTTCGTAACATCTGATTGCCGAGACAAATTCTACTCCGCCTTCGTAACCTGCACGCACAACTTGCATTTCAGGATCGTGCTGCTGTAATTCTTTGATTAAGTCTTTTATTTTCATGCTGTTACCTTAGTTTTATATTCACGGATTGCTTCTGCATCTAAGCAGGCGTATACACGGAACTGATCACGACCAACACGATCATAAAGATCGTTAGCCATTTTTTCTAATCGTTCTAGTTTTTCTATTGGTAAATGGTCGCAGTTAATGTAACGACTCATAAAAGCATCAATTAAAAACTCTTTTGTATACCCAGCCATGTTTTCTCCAAAGTAGTCTATATTATACTACAAAAAGTAATATAAATCAAGTCTAAATTAATAGGAGGTTTTGCCACCAACTGCGTGAACCCAGTCGATTTGCTTTTCAAATTCTATGACAAGATCAGGGTCGTTGTATTCGTACATATCAGGTATATCTAATACTAATGACCTTATTGTTAACAAGTTATGCAACATTTGATGATCTTTAAATAGTTCTAGCGACTCGTGATAGTTTTCTTCGTTGACAAAAACAATTTTTTCAGCCCACATAATAAGATTGGCACTAATTGGAATTAGTGCATAGTCAACGGCACTACCGCAACTGCGAGCATTTAATCCCTTACGAATTGCTAATGCAGCACCTGTTGGGCTACGCAATAACCCAGCGCTGCACACAAAAAGCCAGCGAGGAGCACTGCCTTGATAATGATTACTATAAGGAGTTGTTGTTTTAAAGATTTCTGCATTTTTAGTGCCTTGTTCAAACTTGTGTTGTGAGTTCATATAGTTGGTTTGATGCTGTATTTTTTTGTTTTGATTCGCACATAATATCTGCGTGTGGTTGAAAACTTAAGCACCACTTGTTGCAGGCTTGATTCCAGTAGAATTCTGAATGTGCGCGAAGTTTTGCCGAAGTAAAACCACTAGCTTTAAGCTGTTTTAAGTCTGGGCGAATATAAGGATCATGGTCGACAAGCACATCTTCTCGTGATACTGAGTAGTGCATTGTTGGTCTAACACCACGCCATGAGTCTACAACACGCTTGAACTTGTCGTCACAAGGTGTAATGTATTCGCCACTATGAATCCAGTGGTGATGTATGTCTAAGACTAAGGCACAGTGATCTACAAGTTCTAGTGAACTGTCAAGACCCCATGTAAACTCTGCATTTTCTATGGTTAAGCAGTTTCGTGCTTCTGAGCTTAGACGTTTTAGTGCTGCAATAATACCTTTAGGACCTTGCTTGCCGCCAATGTGTACATTGCATTTAAAGTCTTGAAACTTTTTGCCGTAGCCCATGTACCTGATAAGATCGCAGTGATACTCAAACTCTAAGATTGAGTTTTCAACAACGTGAGGTTGTTCACTAGCTAACACGCAGAACTGACCAGGGTGGAAACTAAGACGAATGTCCAATTCCCTAGCACGATCACCTATTTTGCTGAGGTTAGACTCTAGGAACTGGACAACGTCAGGTTCGAAGTAAAACGGCATATAGTCGTCATGAGTATATGCTGTTAGTAAGTCGCTAGTAATACGAAACATACGCAGCTCTGGTGGCTGCTTGCCAAGCCATTCAATCTGTGCGGCAAAAGCTAATACGTTTGCACGCATCAAATCCCACAGCCGTTCACGAGCACGATCTGGTGTTTGTGAGCTGAGCCATTTAATAGTTGTGCCGCTTTGATTCAGTTTAGGGTCAGCTTTTGACTCTGAAATTTGAACTTTGCAGGCAAAACCAATGCGTTGAATATTTTGATTGAACATTTTGTGTGTATATTTTGTCGGTAATTGTATATTATACTTTATTTAAGTTGTTGTGTCAAGACTATAATCCAGTTAACCTAACGCAAGTAGGGCATACAGGATTATGGTCAAGATCTTTAACTAATTGCTGTGACCATATATTGCAATGCGAGCACTGATCAATTACTTCTACAAGTACATGGTCTTCAATATCGTCAACGTCTATATTTAGCTCGTGACAGGTTTGGGTAAGAGATTTGCGTGTTTTATTTAATATTTTAGCAAGTCTTTTATAATTAGGGCTTATATCGATCATCTAGCTCTTTATGAGTCTTTTCAAATTCGAGTAAGAACATAATACAACAAGCTGCGTGAGCTAAGTGCGATAGTCCTGACTCAGGGTCTTTGTCCTCACCTGCATTAAATGCGGTGATATGTCGCATTGCTGCGCTTAAGGGTCTGCTCCACACAAAGCCTTTACGCCAGTTGTGTTCTGCATATTTTTCTGCACCAAAAGCTAACACTGCTGCTGTTTGGTTCATTGCTTCAGTACTGAGCAAATGAAATGGCAGTTTACCATCATCAAACTTTAGTGCTGTGCCAGTAGGCATTTCGCCTACAACTGTTTTTAATTCGATCTGTTCTTTAGCAGCAATATACATTGTATCGCCTGTATCAGGATCAGTAAGGGTAATTGTTTCTTCTTGTTTAGGCATGGTTATCTTTAAGTTTAGGCATAAATAGTCGGGGAATTGTTTTCTTTTTCTTTAATTGCTTTAGCAACTCAGGATTAATTTCATTTCGTAATGAAGCAATACCTCGCTGACGACAATGTTGTTCATATACTGGTAGCAGCACATCTAAGATCAATGCTTCTAGTTCTGCTGTATAATTTGGTTGAGTTGACATTAAAATTCTCCGAATCTGTCTATTATAACACTGTGGCAAACATTTTTCAAGACAATTTCATTTCGTGGTTAGCGCTGACCTTAAAAACACACTTGTGCACTGCTTGGTCTTGTGTTATAATTTAAAGTTCATTCACACATCAAACAAGCATGAGCTACGATATATTAATTAATAATTTGGTCAACGGGGAGTCAGTTACAGTAACTAAAACTGATGGAACTACTTATCTAGAGCCTAGACCGCCCAATCGCACAGCATTAGCAGCAGCTAAAGCTCTTCAAAATTTACAAAATCAATTAAATTTTGGTACAGGTGCTATTAATCAACTTACTAAAGAGCGAAACGAGTTAATGGATTCCATAACCCGTCTTCAGGAACAGAATAAGAGGTTACAAGATGAAATTAACACTAAAACAAGCGCTACTTCCAGTACTGCTAGGGACTCTGATAGCCCTGCCACTGGATAAAGCAGAAAAAACACTTAATACTGCATATCAAACAGTAAAAGCCACTAACGCTGAACTATTATGTTTAGCCAAGAATATTTACTATGAGGCTCGTGGTGAGCCAATGCATGGTAAAATAGCCGTTGCACAAGTTACGCTTAATCGTGTAACACACCGCACCGAATTTCAATCAAGTATTTGTGGAGTCGTATATGCAAAACATCAATTTTCGTGGACTATGGGAGCGCATCGTGAACCTCGTGGACCAGCTTGGCAAGAAGCTCAAGCAGTTGCTAAAGCCGTGGTGGTAGGCACGGCACACTTACCAAACTTCAAGGCTTTGTACTTTCATAATTTAACAGTGCAGCCTCAGTGGAACAAAACTAAAGAATTAGTTGCCAGAATAGGTAATCATATTTTTTATGCTTAACCAAAAGGGCAGACAGGCTAATTATTTTTGGCTTGCTGCCCTTTTTCTTTTCTGTTATAATATAGGCTTAACAGAGAAATTTTATGAAAATCAGACTCCTCAGCGACCTTCACACAGAATTCCGTTTACCTTATAAAACTCATGGCATGAGTGAATATCGTGACGAAGACGTGCTTGTGTTGGCTGGTGACATTGCTAGCGGTGCTACGAACACAATGGATGTTATTAAGCACTTCTTAGATCAAGGTTTTCCTAAAGTTATTTACGTGCCTGGTAACCATGAGTATTATGGAAGCACAGTTAAGCACTTTGACGATAAACTACTAGACTTATGCGAACAAACTCGTGGAGCACACTTTTTACGTCCAGGTACAGTTACTATTAATGGAGTAATGTTTACAGGTGCTACATTGTGGACTAACTTTGCTGATAATCCTATTGTGCAAAGCGTGTGTGGTCGTGCAATCAATGACTTCCGTCAGATCAAAAACTTCAAAACTCGTGATGCTTACGACTTGTACTACAAGCACTTAGACTACATTAAACAAAGTTATGAAACTCGTGGTACTAAACCAGTTGTCATCGTCACACACTTTTTACCTGCTCGTGAGTGCATTGCACCACAGTGGCGTGATGGTAATTTACTCAACGACTACTTTGCTAACGATTTAGGGTCAATGATTGCTGATATGGAAAACACAACATGGTTGTTTGGACATACTCACGATGCTATGGACCTTGAAATAGGCACTACTCGGTTAGTATGCAACCCACATGGTTACCATGGTTCTAGTGAGCCAGGTACTAACGGATTTGATCCACATAAAACAATTATAGTATGATTGACAAAGTTTTAGACTTACTTATTGCAGGATTTACGTGGATATTTTACGCATTAGTAGGGCTTCTTTGGATAATGTTAGTTACCCCACTATTATACCATTTAATAAAGTTTATACTAAGGTTATTTAAATGAAGAAACTAGAATATCACGAAATACGTGAAACCTGTAAACTAATTGACTACGATCTAAAGCTTGCTGGAAAAGGCAAGCTTTGGGTCGAAGTTTACAGAGATGAAAAATATGAATATCGAGCACTGTTTCCAGACGTAGCAGACTGGTCAGCAGTGCCAATGACAATTTTAACACACCCAATACATGAAACACAAACTGATCTCAGCTAAAGTTATTGCCGATAGCGTATGCCCTAAAGGTGTACGTATGACTACTATGGAAATTGAGTACCCTCGCTTTATCTTAGCAGAACTCAACACACATCGTATGTTATCAAAGAATAGTGCTAGTTCACGAGCTATTCCTGTTAAAGCAATGCATGAGTTTATTCGTGCTAATCCTGCTACTCCTGTTAGTTGGGGTAAAAACCAACCAGGTATGAAAGCCAATGAAGAAGTAGGTAGTAGTGTAGCTACAGAAGCAGAACAAATATGGAATCGTGCTAAAGACGACGCACTACACTGGGCCGATGCTTTAGCACATAAATTAGCAATTCACAAACAAATTGCTAACCGCATCACAGAACCTTGGATGACTATGAAAACAGTTATTTCAGGAACTGAGTGGACAAATTTCTTTCACTTACGCAATCACCCAGATGCACAGCCTGAGATTAAAGCACTAGCAGAAGCAATGACTGTAGCTTATACAACACATTTGCCTGTAGCCCTTAAACCAGGTGATTGGCATTTACCTTATATTACTATTGCTGAATATGTACCTACTGGTGAACTACAGTACTTTGATGAAAATTTTAATCAACTCAGCCTTGAAGATGCTAAGATCATTAGTGCTAGTTGTTGTGCTCAGGTTAGTTATCGTAAAAACGACCCTGGGTTTACTAAAGCATTCAAAATTTGGGAACAACTAATTGAAAATGATCCTGTACATGCCAGTCCTATTGAGCATCAAGCTACCCCTATGGATATTGATTCAATGTGCAGGTTTGAACCTGATACATGGCAACCAGGTGTTAGTCATGTCTCAGCTAACAGTGATTTATGGTCAGGCAACTTGCGTGGCTGGATTCAGCATCGCAAACTTATTAGAAGTGAGGCAGTATGGTAAACAATCAACCACTTAAACGCTGGGTTGTTGAACTTGAAGCAGATGGTGAAGATTTAGTGCTGCCACTCAACGAAGAAATATTAGCCGCCACTGGTTGGAAAACTGGTGATGAACTGCTTTGGGAACAAAAAGCGGGCAATGCTTGGACATTAAGGAAAAAACCATGATAGTTATACTCTACACTGAAGACTTTGAGCCAATTATTCCAATAGACCTTCCATTATGGCTGTTGGACAGATTAGAACAGGAAGGAGCCGTCCGTGTAGCTGTTAATAGGCCTAAAGGTTTTACAGATATAAAAATTCCTGTAGGTAACTTAGATACAGAAACTCCCACAGTTCGTATCCGTTACGAAAAACTACGTTGGCATGATGGTACACTAAAAACTCTTTTAGTTACTCCAGACGAAGAACTTGCGCTTACCCTGAACCCTGAGTGGTTACCTGGTCAACGCGCCCCTATTCAGCTGTACTTGAATACAGTACGCAAGATGCACGAAGAACTAATCAAACAAATTCGAAAAAATCAAGATTGACTTGTTTGTTTGATTATTGTATAATATATATTGATTTGGAGAGCCTATGGCTATTTTAGAAAACGGAACTAAAGTTTATGCTATAATTGACTATATAGAGCATACTGGGACAGTTATTAGTTCTGCCCAATATGGACCTGAAGGGTTAAAATATACTGTTAATTTAGATACAGCCATACCATATGGCTGGAACGTCCAACCCACAACTGAATTTGTAATTGCTGAAAAATTTGTAAAAGGAATTTAAATGTTTTATTGTGTGCTTTGTAGTGCAGATGTTAACTCACAACGCTGGAGGCTGGGCAGGCATACCTGTTTACCTTGTGGTGAAACTGTTGCTAAGCGTTACAAACACACCATTGTACCGATGCCTAAAAGCAACTACATTGTAGTCACAGACAAATCCTTACTTCTAAACTTAAACTCATCACATAAAGGTGGTAGATAATATGAACATTGATCGCGAATTTGTTAAATGGTTTTATGAAGATGCTTACCCTGAGCAGGGTAGCAATCGTCGTCAGGTTTATTCAACAACCCAAAACTCACAGAACATTAATGTTATTGACTACTGGATGCGTGAAGCCTTTAAAGCAGGTGCAGAAGCAGCTACTCATGGATATGAAGTCAACGCACTAGAACAGTTTGAAGCGTTTAACATAAACAGGAATTATCCACTATGAAAGTCGTAATCGGTCCCTACAAAAATTGGATTGGTCCATACCAAATTGCTGAAAAGCTTTGCTGGTGGGCTAAGCCTGAACGTGATGAAATTGGCATGAAGCGTAAGCCTGACTGGGTTCATGATTTTGGTACTTGGCTTAGTCAGAACAAAGACGGAACAGACTCATGGCTTACTAAAGTATGTCAGTGGGTTGAATCAAAACGCCATCGTCAAATTTATGTCCGTATCGACAAGTGGGATACTTGGGGTATGGATCATACTCTTGCTCAAATTATTCTTCCAATGCTTAAGCAGCTTAAAGCAAGCAAGCATGGAGCGCCAAACACAGATGATGTGGACGTGCCTAAAGAATTGTGGAGTACAAATGCTGAGCCTAAAGAAAATGAACACGACACAGATTCAAACCATTTTAAGCGTTGGGACTGGATTTTAGACGAAATGATCTTTGCCTTCGAAAGCAAACGTGACGGCACTTGGCAAGATAAGTACTCCAGCGGAGATATTGACTGGACTTCAGAGCCTTGCGAGTGGGATGAGAACGGTAAGGCTAAAATGTTTACAATGGGTCATGGTCCAAAGCATACTTACAAGTGTGATTATGAAGGCATGGCTGTTGAGCAAAAACGTATTTCCAAAGGTTTTAAACTATTTGGCAAGTATTATGAAAATTTATGGGATTAAACTATGACTGTTGAAGCATTATTAATTATTATTGGACTGTGTCTTTTTGTTTGCTACTTTGTGTTTGAGTACCAAAAAGCAGCTATTCCTCCTTATCAAGAACCTGTTAAACCTGATATGGCAGAGCAGTGGGTAGAAGTAAATAAAGAAGCTAAACTTGAGCCAACGCCTCTCAACCCACAGGCAGCATGGCCCTTTCCAACGGGGAGACAACCATAATGGCTAAACCAGATCCAAACAAACCAATTACACATATTAATCCACCCACAGTGGTTCCTAGTCGTGTAATGCCTCACAAACCAGGTTATAACGATCAAGTTGTAGTACCAGAAACTGAAGCAAATCCTGATAAACCTGCAAAGCCTAAAAAGCCTCGCAAGTAACCCCAAGGGGACTTAAGCTAAAAATTATTGGCTTGAGTCCCCTTTTGTTTTGTGTTATAATATTATTTCAAAAAGGATAATTATGAAAATAACTATTGAGGACAGATTGCTTGCCAGCTACCAAGCTCAACAGATGCGGCTTAGGGACAGGGAAGACGAAGATTATCGTGCCCGAGTAGAGATAAAAGCGTTTGAAAGAATTATAATTGACCGAGTACAACGTAATTTACGTTTAGGCTTGGACAAAGGCAACAACATTGATTTAGAGGTATAAAATGATTGAATTAGCAGAAGACAACAGAGTAGAGATTTTATTAGACTTAAGTGATGCAGAACTGCTTGTGCTTTTTAAAATGGCACATGAAAAAGACATGACGTTTAATGATTTTGTCGAACACGTACTAAGAGAATATTTGGAACAAGTAGAAAATGATAACTTACACAACAAACTGGATGGGTCCAGTAAGCATGGGCTGGTACAGAACACGTGGCCTTACCCAGACACAAACAAAGATTGGGACTGAAAACTCAATGTTTACCACTGAAGGCGAGCCTTATACATCAGAATCAATTACCACGCATTACAGTTGTGGCAGGATAGATGTACACAACGTTCCTGATGAGCCTTATGGTGACGAGATCAATGTACCGCCAATGCTAAGCACAGACTGGGCATTGTTTTCGAACTGGCTAGACACTGTTGAAACAATGAGTGTATGGACATTAGCAGACTTGGTAACCGCATACGAAAATCAAACAAACACTAAAATAACTTGGGATACATATGACTAAAATTATGCCTTGGATAACAGGCACAGCCTGCGCACTTTACATTTACTCATGGACACAAGGTAT